GTTCTTCAGCTACGGGCTCTTCCTCTTCAGGCTCTTCATCAGACTCCTCCACTAATTCAAGTGAAGGAATTTCTTCTTGAGCTTCTTCTGCCACTGCTTCCACGACTTCTTCAGTCGGTTGTTCAGTCGCAGGCTCATCTGTATTCGCTTCAGGCTCAGCTTCCTGCTCCTTTTCAACGAAATCCCGCATATCAAGACGAACAGTGTCGCTATCTACGGGTTCTTTTTCACTGCTCTCCTGAGCAGAAATGGCGACATCCTCTTCACGAGAAGTCTCCGGTGTTGGTACAACATTTTCAGGTGTTGCGTCGTCTTCATTATTTTCAGACATAATAAGATATTATAAGATTATACAAGTGTATATTACCTAGGATCAAAAGAACCTAAGCCAAAACCGCCTCCCATAGTGTCGTTACCTGACGACTCAAAGGACTTTGGTGGTTTGTTGTTTGTGCGCTGGTCAATCAGTTCACTTTGCTGTGATGCCTGGATCTTAGTGCGATCGTCTTTACGATCTTCTTTGGCGCTATCGCGGCCTTTGGATGCTTCCACCTCCATGCCACGTAATTTCATATTCATTTCAAACTCATACGCCATGAGCTCTTTTTTCAGCTGCCCCTCCTGCATTAGCTTTTGGGAATCAAATCCAGCGTTCGCTTCTGCAAGCTGTAGCTTCATTTGAGTAATAGCCTGTTCTTTCTGGACTTCCGCTTGAGCTGCTACTTGCTGTGCTTGTGCATTAGCCTGAGCCTGCGCTTGAATGTTCTGTTGCTGCAATGCCTGCGCCTGCTCGTCTTTTTTCTTACGGCGTAATTTAAGGAGCTGGTTAGCTAGCTTAAGATTGCGAATTTCGCGTACATCGATTGCGTCCTCCAAGTCAATACCCTGTTGAGCTAAAGCTACTTGGATGTTATTCTCCAGCATTGCCTTCTCCTCTTCGTCGGGTGTTAGCTCAATAAAGATACCAAAATCGTGCAAGTACAGGTCTTCCAGATCTGCTAAAATTCCTACATTGTGTGCACCAATCTTCTGAATGAATGCAGACTTAGTTGGCGAGTATTCTAAGATATCAGATATACGTAAAGAAATACCTTCCGCAAGTTCGGCTGTTAAGAACAGTCCTGAATTCAAAATATGACGTGTAGCCGTATTAGAATTTGCCGCTGCCATTTTCTGTACACCGACCAAAGCTTTTGCATCCGGTTGAGACCCATCCCGCGCTTCGTTAAGACCCGTAACATCACGAATCATTTGCAGGTAATAGTTATACGTATTAATAAGTGTACCTATTTTATTGCTACCGGAACCTGATTGTAGTTCCTGAATAGGAACCTTGCCGTGATTTATGTCGCCGTCGGCGGTCATAGACCTGCCAATAACGCTACCTGTTTGGAAGAACATATTTAATGCTTCCTGAGGGCTGTAGTTAGTACCGTTGCCTAAATCAACTTCAGCTAACCCGTCAGCGTCGAGGTATACCCCGTCCGGCACCATGCGTGCTAAGACTTGTTGTAGTTTCAAGTGGGTGAGCTGAATCATATCAGCAAAACCAGTAATACGGCCAACAAGGCTTTCAATACGCCCTTTATACATGCGTGGCGCAACAATGCTGTAATTCATTTTGACCTTCGTGTAATCGCTCTTAGGTCGCATCATGTTTTTAGCGATACCCCAGCTAAGCACATTATCAGAGCCTAGAATCTTTGCTCCTTCATAAACAACCTCTACTGACCGTGAAATCTTAGAGAACTGCTCTTGAAGCTCGATGGGCGGATCAAACTGGTCATCTTTAATAATGATTTTGCTTGCGCCAGTGGCATTGTCTTTAACCTTATAAACCTCGTTCATGTAGGTCTTGAAGTTGTAATACAATACCTGCACAGTGTTGGAATCCGTTTCAGTGCCATTAGAGTAGGCTGAACCAGTACCCTGCAGCCCATGCTTGGAGGCATTCTTCAACTCTTCAGTGTCCATATCTGGGTATTGCTTCTTAAGCTCATTGATAGGTATAGTCTTCACCTCACCCACATAGTAGATATCTTCAAAGTATGGTGACTCGGTGTATGAATAAATAAGATCCGCCGGATCAACATATTCTACCTTGATGCCTTCTGCTTTAGAGAATGTATTCTTAACAGCCCCAATACCTAATACCGTTAGGTCGTAGTTGATCTGTTTACGCGTTAGCTCGTAACGATTACCATCAAGGATGGTATTTAGTGCAACTTCCTCAGCAATTTCCACGCCTTGCTTATAAGTAAGTGCCATATGCAAATCCAGTTCTTCCTGCGACTCCGGTAACATTTCGGGGGCATTCTCGTATAAGCTGACGCCAAAAGCCTCACTAGCAAAGTCGTTAAGGTCTTTAGTTCTAATATCACGAATGATACTCTCCATGTATTTAGTGCGCTTGTCTACACCGTATGGGTCTTGAGAATACGTGTTAATATCGTATGTCCTCTCAGAAATACCATTGACCACAATATCAACGAACTTAGATATGATAGGTACCGGTTTCCAGTCAAGGTTAAGGTAAGATAAGTCACCATTAATGGATAGCTCATCTTTATACTTCTGGATTGATTGCTCGCCACGTGCGTATAACCTAAGGTTATGGAATGTATCCTGGTTGCTCTTGAACCGGTTTGTTCCCGATCCTCTGTTAAACCATTCATTTTCGATTGCTTTACCCACTTTCATCCCGTACTCTGGGGTGACTTTCTCTAGGTCGCTAGCAACCTGACTTGGGAAATAACTCTTTGTAACTGACTCAGCCATAGTTTTTAATTATCTTCGACGTGGCACCACTGTTGGTGTACTTGGCGAAACTTATGTTTACTTGATCTCTCTCGATTTTATTAGTCGGTGCATATAAATGTTTGTTGCAAGCCATTATGGCTAGTCCTGAGCTTATTGCGGCGTCGAACTTGGTTCGTTTTGTAATATCAAACTTACTCCAATCATTCAATGTTCTGTTAAAGTACATGGTTCCGTAGGTATTATCTTCCTTCATTCCTACGAAATTCTGTATATACATCTCAATCGCTGACGCGTGAGCTTGCTTTATATCTTCACTTGAGTTCGGTATTCCTCCGATTTCTCTTTCCGTTACTGACAATTTGTTAATTGACTTGTCCGGTCTGTTCATTGAGAAGCCCCTGTATCCTCTGCGTCTTAAATAATAAAGCAATCTAGGTTTATTATTCTCCGCTAGTAAAGGCATCCCATAAAACACAAGTGCCATCAGCACATCTTCAAAAAACATCTCTGCTGTCTGTGGCCGCGCTACGTATTCCAGAAAGAAGTGGTTTGGCGGGGCGTTCTCCATAGAGAAACGCGTCAAACCGTGTAATGCTCCTTTTGAGCCTCTCCCGTCTGTGGTACCTGATATATCATAAGAGTCACACCCAAAAGCACCCATGTGCTCGTTACCTGGATGCATGACTCCGTTCTTTTTAACAACGTTGTTCTGCGCATGCTTATCTGGAAACCAGGTTACTTTAAACCTGCCTTTTGCATCCGGGTTAAAAACAACCCTTGTATCTTTAATGCCGTTCTCCCATTGGAAGTTACCGACGTTCACTACATTACTATTACGTATACCTTCGTTATAATCAATCTGATCGTAGATCTTTACCAGATTGAATATACTATTCTTTGTTTCGTCCCGGAACGCGTGCTCCGTAGAACGGGGAAACTGACGATAGAATTCATTCAGTCCATCCTGGTCTCCTTTAAGGCCTTCAACTTCGTTATCCCAATGTTCTATAACCCCTACGTCTATAACGTCCCCCATCGGGCCTAAAACGCGTTCTGTGGGCGTTTGGAAGACAGGTGCACCGTGTTCGTCGATGAAACCCTCATAATTCCACTCCATGGGAACAAATAAACTGTATAAACCAGATTTTGTCTGGCCGTTTCTGTTTCTCTTGGTTACATCCGATCCTTCAAACAGCTTCTTGAAGTTTTCTCCTCCCTTGTCTAAAGCATTCGAAGTACTACCCATTAAACATTTGCCGATAACCCGACTACCTAGTCGCAAACAGGTTTTTGTAACCCTCCAGTTATTCAAAATGTTATCAGGCTTTTCCCATTTTCCTGATTCGTCATGAACCAATAATCGCAGCTTCTCTCCGTCATAGGAGTTATCTCCTGTGTTTTTCCAGTCGATGGTTGTGTCTAGCCCCTCAATCGCTTCCAAATCCGAATGCGTATGTAAAGACTTACGCGTAAACTTAGACGCCGGAACCCTGTAAGCAAGTTCAGACTTTGGTCTATCCATACCATCCTGTATGGGCTTAAAGAAAAATGGGTAGTTGACCGACATAGGAACAACTTTATCCGTGAACATCTTCTTAGCATCAGAACCCGACTTAGACAAAATACCAAACCTGGAGTCTGAAGAAATAGTAGCTTGGTTTACGGTCTCAGCACTCGACATGAAGCTGAAGCCACTCCGTCTATTCTTGAGATAACACATTCCATAGCTTCGGGGGTCCGCCTTACAAGCTTCCCAGAATATAAAGAAAAGTCTGTTGGCTTCTCTGAAGTCTGGTTTACCAACATCTGTTTTGGACCACTGTAGATACATGTAGTGGCTACCAGTAATGTAAGTGTCAACACCCTTGTTGCTAAACCAAAGCCCTTCGTCGCGCTTTTTAAACTCATCGTTTATATACTCTTCCCAGCTCTCTTTAAAATTATCCGGGTGTTTTTTCCAATCGAATATGTTCTTGATATTCTTTAGCTCTACTGGATATTGTGCTGCCACCCATTTATTGTCCCCTAGATCGTTACCCTTCTCTAGCTTTTTAATTTTTGGCAGAGCCACAACTAGACCTTGAATATCGTAGATTTTACCAATCTGACCATTCTTGCTGATAACAATAATGTCGTGTTCCTTGTTGTACCCGTACTCCCACTTCCTCGCACTATTCATACTACTAACAAGAGACAGCTTCAAAGGTTCAACCTCCTTAACTAATGACTGCTCGTACATTACTTAGAACGTCTTTCAGCAAAACCCTTAAAGGATTCCGCCTTATGCTTATCCAGGGGCTTACCTGATATCATAGACTCCTCTTCTTCAATACGATTAAGTATCTCAAACGCATCAAAGATGGCTAGCTTCTTGGTTGCGGCAGCATTCTTAAGCTTGTCAGCTGCCAAGTCGTCTTCGGAATCTACAATAGGCTCGTGGGCCACCTTGATTAGTTCCTCAATTGCTTTGCGTCCAGCCTTGATTATACTCTCTTTCGTTTCCTTCGCGTTCATATTTAATTGAAATTGATTTAGTATGCACTCGGTATAACCGCTGGCCGTCGATGATGAACTCATACTCACTGCCCGGTGTAAACCCTACAATATCTCCCTTCTCTATCCCCGCGTCCCTTAGGCCATCGTCAAGATACTTAACGACCCCCTTGAGGGCGTGCTCTTTTTCTAAGCTTAGGTCGTCCTGCGACTCAAGTGGTTTAATGAAGCAGAATCCTTCAAACGCTTTCCAATCCAAACCAGCTTTCTTATATAAGAATATCTGGTCAGGGTAGCAGAAGAACTTGTTCTCCTTATAATAGCTAGCGCTATTCTTTTCTCCTCCACGCACATCGTAGAACCGTCTAAACACATTGTGGTGCACAATTACATTATCACCTTTCTGTATCTTGCTGTCCCCCACGATGGGTTTCTCCAACACAATCCCACTACGACTAACATACTGGTGATTCTGTAGCTCGGTGTTAAGGATCAGCTCCTGCCCTCCCACTTCCTTCACAGAGGTGGTGCGACCCTCCTCGGGCCGGATGATATAGCTATAAGGCGCCCGCACGGCTTAGTATTCTAAACTGTACTCTACCGCAATGGCCATGTTCTGATTGAACGACTTCCACGGCAGCACCTCATCGCCCTTTTGGATGTAGACGTGGTATTCGTCTCCCTCCTGGATTATGTTGTCGATGCGATGCCCGCCGTAGACCTCTTGACCTACGGCGTAATGCATTGCTCCGTCTTTATAATCTCTCCCGATGCTAATCTTACGAATT